CTTCAAACTGCTCCCTTGGCAGAAATTACTTGCTATGGAAATGCACCGAGTAAAGCCTGATGGACGCTGGTATCACAACGAGGTAGGGGTGATTATTGCTCGTCAAAATGGCAAATCTACCTTTATGCAGCTGAGAATCTTGGCTGGGATGTTCCTTTGGGGTGAGCGTTTACAGATCCATACAGCTCACAAACTCACAACCTCATCTGAAATCTTTTGGAAAATTGATGACATTATTCAAGCCAATGAACAACTTGTGACTCGGTTTGTAAAGAAGTACGAAACAAAGGGAAGCCAAGAGATCAAACTCAATGACGGCACTCGATACTTGGTAAGAGCCAATAACTCGGCAGCTCGCGGTATCGCAGCGCCTGACACGATCCACCTGGACGAAGTTCGTGAATACAAAGACGACGAAGTGTGGGCATCTTTGCGATTTACGCAGATGGCATCTAAGAATCCACAAGCGATCATGTATTCCAATGCCGGAGACCAGCACTCAGTAATTTTGAATCGTATGCGCGAAAGAGGCTTGGCTGCTGCTGCCGGATCTGATGATCCGATCGGTTGGTTCGAGTGGTCGGCAGAACCAGGATGCGCGATTGATGACATGAAGGGGTGGCAACAAGCCAACCCAAGCCTTGGACATACAATCCACATAGATAATCTTAAAAGCGCAATGTCGGATGATGAATCAATTATCCGTACAGAGTTGCTTTGCCAATGGGTGAGTCAGATCAACCCAGCCATCAATCCGTCAAGTTGGACAGAGTGCGCGCATGAGGGTACGCTCACTTTGGATCGGGAGCAACCAACTTGGATGGCTATTGATCTTTCACCAGATCGGAAAGCAGCTGCATTAGTTGCAGCACAGCGACTTAGTGGGGACAAGTTCTGTGTTGTATTGCTGGAGACGTATTCGAATCCAGTTTCGATTGATGATAAAGACCTTGCGAACAGTATCGCTGTCTGGACGAAGCGTTACAGCGTGGAGACGGTCGCTTATAGTCGTCAAACGGCTGGTGCAGTTGCTTCCCGATTGATCCCGGCAGGTATTCCAACAACTGCCATCGATGGAGCGGTTTACGGTCAAGCCTGTGATGAAATGCTGTCGGCTATTACCTCCCAGCGCTTAGTTCATGGCGATCAAGCCGAATTAAACAAGCAAGTCTTATCTGCTGTTAAATTGCCTTTTAAAGATGGAGGATGGTATTTAGGACGAAAAGCGAGCGCAGCCACAATTTGCGCCACAGTTGGAATGGCTATGGTTAGTCACTTTGCAACACGACCAGATAGTGAAGTGGACATTATTATAGGTTGACTTATGCTATAATTTTGTGCTAATGGCTATCAGAGACTTATTCGCAAAGGCTGCTGAACCGGTAGGACTTACGGTAGATGCAGCTGCGACTCCAGCACCTTTTAATTCGAGTTACAACAACTATTTTTATCCGTTGTCAAGTGCTACACGCCAACAGGCAATGGCTATCCCAACGATTGCAAGAGCGCGCAACATTTTGTGCAGCCTTGCCACATTGCCACTAGAGCAATACATTAAAAGTACCGGTGCACACGTCGAACCCAATCGAGTAATTAACCAACCTGATTCGCGCGTTCCCGGTTCTGCTATTTATGCTTTTATTGCTGAGGATTTACTATTTCACGGCGTGGCTTATGGACAAGTTATGTCTATGTATGCCGACGGACGTATTCAAGAATGGACACGCGTTGCACCAGAGCGCGTAACATACAAAACAAACGCAAACCAAACAGAGATCATCGGTTATACAATCGATGGCTTAGATACTCCTTCAATGGGTGTTGGATCTCTTGTTGTGTTCAATGGTTTGGACGAAGGATTCTTATCTCGTGCAGGTCGCACGATTAGAGCTGCGGTTGCATTAGAAAACGCATCAGAAGCATTTGCTAAAGAGCCAGTACCAATGATGGTTCTAAAGTCAAACGGAACAAATCTTACTAGCGAGCGTATTGGCAAATTGCTTGAAGCCTGGCGCGTAGCCCGCACAACTCGATCTACCGCATTTCTAAATGCCGATGTTGAATTGCAGGCTATGGGAATTGATCCTAACAAACTGCAACTAAATGAAGCACGTCAGTATGTAGCGCTAGAATTATGTCGCGCGATTGGCTTACCTGCTTACTTTGCAAGCGCTGAAACAACTTCAATGACTTACTCCAATGCTACGGCGGAGCGTCGTTCTCTTATCGACTTTGGTGGTCGTAATTTACTTTTGGCAATCGAACAAAGGTTGTCAATGCCGGATTTTGTCGGTCAAGGCAATGAAATCCGTTACTCGCTAGACGAATACCTACGCGGTAATCCTTTGGAGCGCGCGCAGGTTTATGAAATCCTGAATCGTATTGGCGCAATGAGCGTTCAAGAGATTCGCGAAGAAGAGGATCTAATCGACACATGAAAATAACAATGCCGGTATCTATTACTGCATCAGATGCTGAATCACGCATCATCGCAGGTCGAATTGTGCAATGGGATGCAGAAGGTAATACCTCTGCTGGTCGCACAAAGTTTTTGCCTAACTCAATTAACTTTGGCAAGAATACAAAATTAGTTTTAGAACATAACAAAACCAAACCTCTAGGAAAGTTAGTTGAGTGGTCTCAAGACGATACAGGCATCACAGCTTCGTTTCGTATTGCCAAGACAAACGCAGGTAATGATGCTTTGGAGGAGGCAGCGACTGGATTGCGTAGCGATTTCAGCGTTGGTGTTGAAGTAGATGCATGGGAAAACAAAGAAGGCGTAATGGCTATCTCATCATCTAACTTAATTGAAGTTTCACTTGTAACTGATGGAGCAATCCCAGGTGCTGAAGTGGAAAAGGTAGCAGCTGCCGAAACACCTGGACAAGCTGCAACCGAATCAAACCCGGAGCCTCAGATCGAGGAACCTAAGACCGAAGGAGATGACCTAGTGTCAGAAACCGTTTCAGAGGCAGTATCAACCGAGACGGTTGAAGCTGCTAAGGCTGAAGTTAAGGCGACATCACATCCGCTTAACTCACAGCGTGTTCGTACACCTATCGTTTCAGCAGGTTCATACCTAGAGCACTCAGTTCGCGCAGCAATGGGCGACGAGACATCTAAGTTGTATGTTGCTGCTGCATCAGATACAACAACAACTGAGGTTGCTGGACTTGTTCCAACACCACAGCTCACAACTATTTGGGATCCAAAGACAACCAACATTCGTCCTGCAATTTCAGCAGTTCGTAATGCAGTACTTCCTGCAGCTGGAATGACTTTTGAAATCCCTCGCGTAAAGACTGCTCCAACAGTTGCTGCTGCAGCTGAAAAGGGTGCGTTTAGCGACACACAGACAGAGATTGAGTATGTTTCTTGCTCTGTCGCCAAGTACGCTGGCATGCAAAAATTCGACGTTGAGGTTTTAGATCGCACGTCTCCTGCTTTCTTTGACGAGTTGGTTCGCCTAATGGCTAACGCATACGCAAAGGCAACAGATACTGCAATGGTTACAGCTCTACAGGCTGGAACACTTGACTCAACAGTTATCACACTTCCATTCGATGGCGATGAGTTCGCTGGCTACATCTCACGCGGTGCAGCTTCAATCTACAACGCAACAAAGCGTTTCCCAACAGGAATCATCGTAACTCCAGATCAGTGGGCTGCTTTGATCGCTTTGACAGATGGCAACAAGCGTCCTCTATTCAACGTTGCTGGTAACTCACAGAATGGCGTTGGCGTAGTAGAGCCAGGCAATGCTGTTGGTTCAGTAATGGGACTTCCTGTATTCGTAGATCCATACATCTCAGGTACAGGCGACGATTCAATCATCATGGTAAACCGCGAAGCGTTTACATGGTACGAAGGCGCTGGTCCACTACAACTCCGTACTAACATTGTTGGTACAGGTCAGGTTGAAGTTGGTTACTACGGCTATGGCTCAGCAGTTACTTTGACTGCTGGCGGTGCGTTCACACTTAACCAGAACGCTTAATTAATCATGGGGGGGCGGTTGCTCCCGATCGCTCCCCCAGCAGTTTAGAGAGGATGAAATGCCAAGTATTATCACAGCGTCAGAGTTGAGGACTGTACTTGGCGTTTCGTCTGCTCTTTATTCTGATGCTTACTTGAACGACATCATTGATACATCTGAGGCAGTTATCTTGCCTTTGCTTACAACTTTTGCATCACCAGTTGCCAAGGTTTCGCTGACTGATAATGTCGCAACCTTTGAGACAGTAGGAATCCATGAGTTCACCGAAGGACAATCAGTTGTCATCGCAGGATGCGGGACTCCATTTAACGGCACTCGAACAGTCAATGTTGATGTCGATGCGTACACATTTACAACAGACATCACTAATGCCGATGTCCTTGAACGCAATGTCATCCCTAGCGGATCCGCAACACTTTCAGGCGCTTCAACGTATGTTGGAGTTGCAGCGGTCGAATCCGCAATCATTGTAGTTTCAGTTGAAGTATTCCAATCTCGTACTGCTCCAGGCGGACAGATTGAAGGCGTAGATTTTGCTCCAAGCCCTTACCGAATGGGTCGCAGCTTATTCAACCGCGTCGTAGGTTTACTCGGTCCATATATCGATGTTGAAACAATGGCTCAGTAATGCCGAGCACAATTCTTTCAGCGGTTCGTACTCCTCTTGCTAACGCATTATCTGGAGTTGCAGCGAATGTATTTAGTTACGTTCCCGAGCAAGTCCCAGTCCCTGCGGTAGTGGTCGTTCCGGATTCTCCCTACATGGAGTTTGAGACCATAGGCAAGAGCACCTTTCGAGCAAAGTTAAATTACACAATTACATGCTGCGTTGCCTATAACAGCAACCCTGCATCTCTTGATAACATAGAACAACTCATCACAAGCGTTGTGGCGGTTATACCGGCTGGATACGATGTCCAGGCAGTAGACCGACCAACAGTTACAACAGTAGGCGCTAGTAACTTGCTAGTCGCGGACATACGCGTATCCACCTGGTATACGCAGACGGCATAAGGAGAAAACCCAATGGCAACAACAGTTATCACGGGTCGCGACCTAACTCTCACCATCGCTACCACAGCGTACGATGCTCAGACAACTAGCGTCACACTCGTTAATAGCCCAACTATCGATGTCTATCAGACACTCGATGGCAAGGCATACAAGCACACAGACGATCAATGGACTCTTAATGTTGAGTTACTTGCTGACTGGGGTGCAACTTCATCACTATTCGAAGCAATGTGGCTCGCAGCTGATGCGAATCCAAATACAACTCTTGCAGTATCTCTAACAGCAGTTACAGGCGCAGTCTTTGCTTGTAACGTATTGCCTGTTTACCCAACAATCGGTGGAGCAGCTCCAGGCGCTCAGACTGACTCATGGGCGCTAACAGTAGTTGGAACACCAGCAGACACATTCAGTTAAAATCTAACAACGGGAGCAAAGATGAAACTACCAATAACAATTACATACAACTCAGGCGATTCAGCAACTTATACTGCTCAGCCACCTGAGTGGGCGAAATGGGAACGTGAAACAAAGAACACTATTTCTCAGGCTAATGACAAGATTGGCATTTGGGATTTATTGTTTTTGGCTTATCATGCTTACAAGCGAGAAAACGCTGGAAAGCCTATTAAGTCTTACGAGATCTGGTCTGAAACCGTTGCTGATGTAGCGGTTGGAGACGATAACCCAAAAGTCACCCAGCCGGAAGCATAGGTAGGATCCTCGTAACTCTAGCAATAGAGACGGGGATTCCTATGCAGTACTGGGACACGGCAGAGGATGTTTTAACGGCGATAGAAATTATTAAGGAGCGATCTGATGGCAGATGATGAACTCCTTGGTGAGAGAAACTTTATCGCTTATGAAAAGAAAGACTTGCGAGCAATCACAAAGGCTTTCAAGGGAATGTCTGACGAAGCCATCGATGCAGCAAAACGCGAGTCCTCAAACCTTGCACAATTTGCAGGCGACAGGATTCGTCAAGCTGCTGGATCTGCGCCTAACCCACAAGTGGCAAGGCGTATTGCAGATGGTGTAAAGATTTCCAAGTCATCAAAGATTGGTGAGTTGTCATTTGGTTTTGCTGGACAGCGTTTTAGCGGTGGAGCAACAACTCAATGGAACCCAGGTACCAAAGGCGGTAACGGTCTTTTAGCCGGTGCTGAGTTTGGTGCTAAAAAGTACAAGCAATTCCCAGCACGATCTCCAAGATACGGCAAGCGAGGCAATGAAGGTTATTTCATTTATCCAACATTGCGTCAGATTCAGCCTCAACTTGTAGCGCAATGGGAGGAAGCATTTAGCAGGATTTTGAAGGAGTGGGATTAATGGCTGGTAGTAGAACACTTAAACTCTCGATCCTTGCTGATGTTGATGACCTTAATAAGAAGTTAAAAGCAGCCAACACAGATGTAGAAACCTCAGCTGACAAGATTACTAAGTGGGGTAAGGCTGCTGCTGCTGGCTTTGCTATTGCAGGCGCAGCTGCCATTAAGTTTGGTTTAGACTTTGCTAAAGCAGCTGCCGAGGATGCAGCAGCTCAAGAAAAGTTAGATGCCACAATCAAGGCAACAACTGATGCAACTGATGCTCAGGTCAAAGCAGTAGGCGACTGGATCACTAAGACATCAGTAGCAATCGGTATTACGGACGATGAATTACGTCCAGCCTTCTCTCGTTTAGTCCGTAGCACAAAAGATACTGAGGAAGCGCAGCGTTTACTTAGCCTTGCAATGGATCTCAGCTCGGCGACTTCAAAGCCATTAGAGGGCGTTACAAATGCCCTTGCCAAGGCTTATGATGGAAACTACACAGCACTTAACAAACTTGGTTTAGGCATCGATGCAAGCGCAATTAAGGCAAAAGACTTTGACGGTATTACTGCGAACCTTGCTGCTACTTTTGGAGACTTTGCTGAGAATGAAGCAGAGACTGCTGCTAAGAAGTTTGAGCGTATTAAGATTGCAACTGATGAGGCTAAAGAGTCTATCGGTGCCGCTCTTTTGCCGATTGTTGAAAAGATTTCAGATTACCTATTAACAACCTTTATTCCTAACCTTGAATCTCTTATCAATGGTTTAACAGGTGAGGGCAGTCTGGCTGAGGCTACAGCTGAATCAACTGATAAAGCCTACAAATGGGGACAACAGATTCAAAAGATTATCAAGACAGTCATTAACTTCAAAGATGAGTTAATTGCTGTTGCTGGTGTTATTGCAACTGTTTTTGTTGTATCTAAGATTACTGCTGCGGTAAGTGCAACTATTGCTGTTATCCGCACTTTGATTACTGCTTACAATGCTTTGAAGGCATCAGCGGTTGTCGCTGGAGTTGCTACGGCTTTTGCTCTTAATCCTTTGCTTGGTGTTGGTGCAGTTGCTCTAGCAGCTGGTGTATTGGCTGGGGCTAACGCTTTGGCTAATCGAGGCAATGCAGATCTACCAGAAGCACCATCAACAGGATCTATTCCATACGCATCAGGGTTTGCTCCTACTCAAGGTGGAACCTACACACCTCCAACCCCTACATCAACAGGTGGTGGCGGTGGTGGTACATCAACAGGTGGTGGCGGTGTAAACACAGCTGTTCAAGCAGCTGCCATCGCTTCTAATGTTGTAACTGGTTCATTCAATGCTGGCAGTTTCAGAACAGCAGAAGCAAAGACATCCGGTGATAACTATTACAACATCAACGTAACTGGAGCCTTGGACAAGGAAGGCGTTGCACGTCAGATTGTCGAGATTATTAACGAGTCCTCTTATCGCGGTGGCGGGGGCTCGGGAGCGGCTTTGATCGCATGAGCCAATGGACTCCAGAGTGGCAAGTAACGATTAATGGCGGTGGAGATTACACAAACGTAACTCTTAGCAATCTGAGTATTACATCAGGTCGCCAAGATATATATTCTCAGCCTTATGCCGGTTATTGCAATGTCGAGATTATTAACCTTGACCAGTCACCGATTGTTATGGACATCAATGACCAAATCACAATTAAGGTCAAAGATTCAACTGGCACTTTTGTAAACTTGTTTGGTGGCTATGTTACTGATATCGATGTAGAAGTCACTCAGGCGGGTTCTAACGGCATTTCAGAGTCTATCAAGGTGATTGCCTTGGGTGCATTGGCTAAACTGCCTAAAACCCTTACAGAAGGCGTATTGAGTAAAGATTTTGACGGAAACCAGATCTACACAATTCTTAGCCAAGCCTTGTTCAATACTTGGAATGAAGTCCCAGCTTCTACAACTTGGGCAACTTACGATGCTACAACAACCTGGGCAAATGCTGAAAACTCTGGACTTGGAGATATCGATCAACCAGGCGATTACGAATTAACTGCCCGATCATCTAGCACAACTGATATGTACAGCCTTGTATCTGCTTTGGCTACGTCTGGACTTGGCTACCTCTATGAGGACGCACAGGGCAGAATTGGGTATGCAGATAGTACTAGGCGCAATACTTACTTAGCAGCTAATGGATATGTGGATCTAACTGGGCATCATGCTCTTGCTCGCGGTATTCGTACATCTAAGCGATCGGGCGATGTCCGTAACAATGTCACTATTACCTACAAAAATGGCAATGAGCACACAGCAAGCGATCCTGAATCTATTGCCATTTATGGGCAACAGGCTTACAACATTGATACGACTTTAGAAAATGGTGCAGATGCAACGGCTCAGGCTAATTTCTATTTAGATCTTAGAGCCTTCCCAGAGGCGCAGTTCAAGTCAATTACTTTCCCATTATCTAGCCCAGAGATTGACAATGCAGATCGTGATGACTTGCTCAACGTCTTTATGGGTATGCCAGTAAACATTACTGAATTGCCTACAAATATCGCTAATGGTGCTTTCCAGGGCTTTGTTGAGGGATGGACTTTTAGCGCTGGGTATAACTCGCTCTACTTAACTTTGACTGTCTCTCCTACTGCTTATAGCCTCCAGGCTATGCGCTGGAACGGAGTGCCGGTGACTGAAACTTGGAACACAATCAACGCTGGACTCGACTGGCTTAACGCTACAATAGTAGCCTGATAAAGGAGAAATATGGCAACGACAACTAACTTCGGGTGGGAAACCCCTGACGATACCGACCTTGTAAAGGAC